TGATATTAGTAAAGGACAAAATAAGAGCTTTAATATTAATGGGCAACAAGTTGTTAAACTTAACACGGGTTGGATTCCAGAAAATTACTCAGATATTATACAAGATTTATTACTTTCTGAAACTGTTTTATTAGATGGCAAACCGGTAGAAGTTAAAACGCAAGGTACAGACTTAAAGACAAGCCTAAAGGATAGAAATATTAATTACGAAATTGAATTTTCTTATAGTTTTGACTTAATAAATAACGTAGTTTAATGGTAGTAGTTGGTATTTACATTTACATTGATGGGGTTGCAAAGAGATTAGAGCTATTTGATGACGAGAAAATAAGCGTTACAAGTTCTATTCAAAACGTATCGGATATTTCTAAGATATTTACAGACTTTTCTCAGTCTTTTACCGTGCCAGCTTCGACAAATAACAATCAAATATTTGCACATTGGTACGATAATAGCGTAAGTGGTGGATTTGATGCAAGGAAAAGGAAAGATGCTTACATTGAATTAGATACCATTCCATTTAGAAATGGTAAAATACAACTTGAATCAGCTAATTTAAAAGATGGAAAGCCTGAGAATTATTCAATTACTTTCTTTGGCAATTTAGTTTCTTTAAAAGATACTTTTAAGGGATTATTTCTAAAGGATTTAACCACGTTATCAGCATATGATTTTAGCTATACCGGATTAGTGGTAATTAATAAGGTTGGTTTTCAGACTACCGATAATATTAAATTCCCTTTAATTACATCTAATAGACCATGGACTTATGGCGATAGCGGTACGAATGATATTAAGCAGATTGCAAAACCAATTGTATTTAACGAGCTATTTCCTGCTTTAAGATTACCAAGAATATTAGACGCTATCGAATCATTTTATAATATTACTTTTAATGGTTCTTTCTTAACTGATGCAAGGTTTACAAACGCTTATTTATGGTTAAAGAATGGCGACTTTTTTGTACCTATTGGCTTTGCTGATTTTGTATTTGATGACATCGTAGAAGATACTACTTATTCATCTTTTGATTTGCCTAATAATACTTTTGATTTTGTAAGGCATGATGTAAGCGGAACATTTTCTACCATTGTAGATACTTACTTAAATTTAACTTTTACAACTGCTTTACTTCCTTACACTTTAGTAATTTACAAAGATGGCGTTCAATATTATACGCAGGATTTAGTTACTACAACTGGAGTTAATAATATTAGACTTTCAATAATAGATACCGGAGCTTACACCTTTAGAATCAACTCAGCATCCCAAGTAACTTTCACATCTACTTTTACCCATGAATTGCAAATTTGTCAGGATGGTGTAGGATGTACAACAGTTGATGATATTTTAGTAACACAAACGACTGCAATAAGTACAAGTGCTAATGTTTCAGTTGCTCCCTTAATGCCTAATATAAAGGTAGAGGATTTCTTTAGCGGTCTATTAAAGATGTTTAATTTGACTTGTTATTCTATCGATGGCACTAATTACACCATAAGGGAGATAGAGGAATGGTACGATGGCGGAGATATTATTGATATTACTAAGCATATTATTAGCGATACTACTGGAATAGATAGGATAAAGCCTTATAAAAGAATAAATTTTGAATATGAAAAAAGCGAGAATCTAATTTCTACTGCTTATCTATCAGCAAATGGAGTGCAATATGGTAACTTATTACAAGATTTTGACGCAGATGGCGAAGAGTATAGTATTAAATTACCTTTTGAAAATATGCTTTTTTCTAATTTATCTGGTAGGTTACAAGTTGGCTATTCTTTAAAAACAGACTTAAAAGCTTACATTCCTAAACCTATTATTTTATACGATTATGGGGTGGTTCAAAGTGCAGGTTCTACGGGATTCTACTTTAATGATGGAAGCGCTACAACTTTACTTACACAATATAACGCATTTGGCTCAGAAACGAATATCAGTAGCGTAGAGCATTCTATTAACTTTGGAACAGAGCAAAGTAGCCTCACAAATAATATTGTTTCTAATAGCCTTTATTTTGAGTATTATATAAATTACCTAAATAACCTATTTACAAGCAAGGCAAGGAAAATAAAAGTAAAAGGAGTTTTACCTATTAGCTTAATTACATCTTTAGAGCTTAACGATAGATTGATTTTAAGGGATAAAAGATATATAATAAATTCCTTTACAACGGATTTAACAAGTGGAGAAGTAGACTTTGAACTTATAAATGATTTCAGAATATTATGATAAGAGATATTTTAAATATGCTTGCATTAAATGAGCATTATGGTAAGAGCGAATTGATAGAAATAGCAAAAGGAAAGTATCAATTGCAATCAACAATTAAAGGCGGAGTTAAACAAATTAAAAGAGAATTACAATGGCTGAAAAGAAAACAATAGAATTAGAAGTAAAGAGTAATTTAGGCGGTTCTATTTCTGAATTAAAAGCATTAAAAAAAGAGTTAAAAAATGCTTCTGCTGGTTCTGATGAATTTAAAAAGATTTATAACCAAATAGATGATTTAGAAGATAAAATTAAGTCTGCTAAAAATAAATCTTCTGATTGGGTTGATAGTCTTGAACAAGCAGGAGGTCCTCTTGGAATGGTTGGAGCTGCTATTAATAAAGCTAAAGTTGCTACTCAATCTTTTGGAGGTGCGCTTAAAGCTACTGGTATTGGTTTAATAGTTTCTTTAGTTGCTGGATTAGCTGTTGCGTTTTCAGAAAATGAGGATAGTATGAAAAAACTACAGCCTTTACTTGATGGATTAAGTAAAATATTTCAAGGAGTATTTAGAGCAGTAGAACCTTTATTTAATACGTTAGTTGATTTAGCTATGAAAGCTTTGCCTTATGTCACTAAAGGTATAGGTATGGTTTATTCTGCTATGATGGCTTATTTTACATTTTTAAAAGAATCTGGTAGTGGAGCTTTAAAAATATTAAAAGGAATTTTCACTTTAGATACTGATACTATAAAAGATGGAATGGACCAAATAGGAGGAAGTTTTAAAAAAACTGCAACCTCTTATAAAGATTCTTTAAAAAGATTTACAGATGGTTCTAAAGAACTTACAAAATCTGAAAAATTAAGTGCAGAGGAAAGAGCTAAAATAAGAGAAAAAGAAATCGCAGACAGGGAAGCTAAAGCAGCAAAACAAAAAGAAATTGCTGAAAAATTAGCTAAACTTGAAAAAGAAAGATTTACAACAAGGCAAGCAGAAATAGATGCTTTTAATGCTAAAGAAGCAGAATTACAAGCGGAAAGAGATGCAGCTAAAACTGCAAAAGATGATGAAAAAAATAAAATAGATTTCTCTAAAGGGATGGTAATCCTGCAAGCAAGAAAAGCATTAACAGATGAAGAAATTGCTGATGCCAAAAGAAAAGCTGATGAAGCAATACAATTAGAAAAAGATAAAGTTGCAGCAAAGCAACAAGCCTTATCAGATATAACTTCTATTTTCGGAGCGGAAAGCGCAATCGGTAAAGCTGCTTTAGTTGCTAAACAAATTTTAAATGCTAAAGAATTATTAATGGATGCTGGTAAAACTTTAGGGTTTATTAATCTTAAAGCGGCAGAATCTACGGTAGCAATAACTGGAGGAGCTGCGAAAACTGCATCGGTTGGTTTCCCTCAAAACATACCTTTATTAATTGGATATGCTGCTCAGGCGGCAGGGATATTTAGTGCTATAAAGTCAGCAGTTAAGGCTGCAAAAGGTAGTGTATCTACTCCAAATATTGCAACAAGTGGAGGCGCAGCAACAGCGGTTTCTCAGGCAGTTCAAGCAGCTCCACAATTTAACGTAGTTGGTACAAGTGGCGCAAATCAGATAGCTCAGACTTTAGGAAACCAAGCTCCAATTAAAGCTTTTGTAGTTGCAAATGATGTAACAACTCAGGCAAGTTTAGACAGAAATATAGTCAAAACAGCTACGTTAGGGGGTTAATTTAGCAAATTGTAGCAAAAGGTAGCAAAGGCTTAGCAAAATTAAGCAAACGCTTAGCAAAGTGTAGCAGATAAGAAAAGAAAAGAAAAGAGAAGATATAGTGTTTGTGAATTTATTATTTTGAAAATAGTACAAAAATTTAATTAAAACGTTTATAGAAAAATGAGAATTGTAGAATTGATAATCGATAAAGAGATTGACGGAATCGAAGCTGTTAGCGTGGTAGATTTTCCTGCAATAGAAAGTAATTTTATTTTCTTGAATAAAGAACATGAAGTTAAGTTGGCTCAGATAGATTCTGAAAAAAGAATTTTAATGGGAGCTGCTTTAATTCCTAATAAACAAATTTATCGTAAAGTTGATAAGGATGAATTCTACGTTTTCTTTTCGAAAGAAACTGTAAAAAAAGCAAGTGAATTATTCTTGCAAAATGGTAACCAGTCAAATGCAACTTTACAGCATCAATCTAAAATCGATGGGATGACCGTTGTAGAATCTTGGATTATTGAAGATGAGCAAATGGATAAGTCTAAAAAATATGGTTTTAGTTTACCGGTAGGAACTTGGATGATTTCAATGAAAGTTGAAAACGATGCTATTTGGCAAAAGGTAAAAGATGGCGAAGTAAAAGGATTTTCGATAGAGGGATTTTTTGCGGATAAGTTGGAAATGCAACAAGAAGAGGAATTAATTAACAAAATTAAAGATTTATTAAAATAGCATTTTAAAGCGTTGTGCTTAATTATAATTTTAAGTTACAACATTATACGTTTTTATATTTATAATTCATTAGACGTAATTAAAATAGCATACAGATAAAGATATATAGTTTATATTATGGCAGATAAAGTAAATAGCCCTAAAGGCGGAAATAAAGGTTGTCTTTGTAAGGATAAAAAAACCTATTCTAAAGATTGTTGCAAAGGCGAATTAATTAATCAAGGCGTAGGCGCTTTAGTTGGTCAAGGTACATCTTTAGTTATTAATACAAATGAAACAAGAATAATCACAAGTTAAATTAAATAAATAATCAAATTATGTACAAAAACAAATTGAACCAAATCAAATCTCTATTATCTATGGAGATTAAGTTGGCTCAAATGAAGCTCGAAGATGGGATTACCATTGTAGAGGCTGAATCATTTGAACCAGATTTTTCAGTTGGTATTGTTACAGCTGATGGAATCGTACCTATGCCGGTAGGAGAGTACAAGCTTGAAGATGGCAAAATCGTTGTTATCGAAGTAGAGGGTATTATCAAAGAGGTAAAGGATGCAGAAGCAGAAGCAATGCCAGATGAAGAAATGCCAATGCCAGAGGCTGAGGTAGAAGTAGAAGTAGAGGCTGAAATTCAACCAAAGAGAATTGTTGAATCAGTATCAAAAGAAACTTTCTTCGCTGAAATTGAAAAATTAAGAGCAGAATTTTCAGCTATTAAAACTGAAAACGAAGACTTAAAAGCAAAATTAGAATTAGCAGCTCAAACAGAAGAGGGCGCTGAGGCTATCGTAATGAATC